GCCATCCAATCACTGCGCAATTTGTCCTCAGCGGCATAGTAGTCCTGAGCTGCTTGCAGCTGCCGCTGATAACCCGCATCGTTCAGATCTCCTCCCTGATTTTGCCAGCCCTGTCGAAGCTGAGCGAGAGTGCTCTCCCGCTGCGCAGCTCGATCTCCCAATCCGGCGCTGCGCTGCAGCGCCTGCTGCTTTTCTGCCATTTGGGTGACATACTTTGTCGAGGCATCCTGCAATTTGTTCAGCCGTTCCTGGTGAGCAATTTGATCACCGAGTTCGGCTTTTTGCTCTGCCAGAGCCAGCACCTTGTCCTTGCTGGATAGCAGTGATTTTTCCTGAACAGAGAGTTGACGCTTGCCGGAAGCTTCTTCAAGCACTGCGAATTGCGCCTGCGTCTTCCACAGATCTTTGCGCTGCTGGCTGATCGTGTCATTCAGGCCCGTGTGCTGACGCAGCACCTGCAATTGTACCTGAAGCGCCAGCAGTTCCGACTCTGCGCTATCCGATGCCTTTTCACCTGCCGGCGTGCGGTATTGTGGCCCCTTTGGTTTTTTCGGATCCTTGAATTGCTCGTTAATGCGCTGGATCTGCTTGTCACGCTCAGCTTCTGACTTGATCAGCCCTTTTTCAAAAGCTTCGTTCGTTTGCCGGATCAACTTCGCACGCTGTTCTTCCTTGGTTTGCAGCGTGGTTGCCAGCGCATCCTGCTGCTGTGCCAGGCGCAACCGATCCTGCTCTTCCGCTTTTTGCTGCTGCGCAATATTTGCGAGGCCTTGTTGAACACCGCGCTGCAGATTCAGGGCGTCAAGCTGGGAGTTGAGAGAAGCAAGCTCCTCACGCCACGCCTGAAGTTTACCGTTCTTCTGGTTGTAACCTGTCCGTTCCGAATTTTCGATTTGCGCCTGCAGACTGGCAGCACGTGACGCCAATTCAGCTGCAGCATCGCCGGCGGTTTTGTCACGAAAAACACCCGTGATGGCATCCCACATACCGCCGGCCATGTCTTTCAGCGTGCGCATGTAGGACTCAACCGAAGAAAGCTCGGTTTTCATTTTTTCGGCGGCGCCATGCATGGCTTGTGCCGCCAAATCAGATGCCAGCTTCACCGCGTCCATGTGCCGCCCTTGTTCTTCAAGGGATCGAATGTTGGCGTACTGTTCAGCAGTCAGGAAATGCAAACTGTCATTCAGCGCCAGAATCCCCTGGCTTGGATCCTTGGCAATAGCAGTGAATTTTCCGGCCAAGACGTCCAAGCCTTCACCACTTTCCTTCGAAAATGCAGCGATCGCCTGGCTTACCTGAGAAAAATTTGTTCCGGCCGACGCGCCAGCGGCCAATAAGGCTTTCAGAGAGTCGGTGGCTGAGGTGAACGATTGACCCGCAGCCATCCCCTGCTCAACAAGCCCCTGCAACCCCTGTTTTGTCAGCCCAGACACGCCATTGGTTCTGGCTAGTTCTCTGTTGAGATCGGCAATTCGCGTGCTGCTGTCATATGCACCATAGGCAAGTAACCCCAATGCCACTGCGGATCCGCCAAACAGCAACCGTGCCGGGGTAAGTAGCCCTAACATGGCACGCAGCGCGTTACCCATACCGCCAAAACTATCTTTGATCTGGCCACCTTGCTGGATGGCCACTAACCACACCGGCGCGCCCGCGGCGAGTGATGTGGTGATATCAGTAATCTGCATCGGCAGCTGGCGCATGGCCATGCGATATTGACCTGCGGAGATCGCACCACGTTTCCAGGCGTCCTCCTGTTCACGGATTTTGGCAATCAGCGGCGCCGCCTGCTGCGACACGCCTAATTGCGCAGCCTTGTACTCCTGAATCTGAGCTGCCGTTTTTCCCTGCAGGGCAACCTGCTCACGCAATTTTTGCAGATAGCTTTCTTTGGCCTGTTCGGCGGCACGCTCTGCCTGAGCTAATGCCCGCTCTTTGGTAGCGGTTTCCGTAACCAGTGAAAGATAGTCGCCTTGCGTTATATTGCCCGCAGCCCTCGCGGCCCTGATCTGCTCCTGAATAACGCGCAGATCTCTCAGGCTATTTTCCTCACCCTTAATCGCGTCGATCTGGCGGAAAAATGATGCAGTCAGACGATCCTGAGCATCACCAGTCACCTGGGTTTGCTGCTGCTCTTCTCTCAACCGGGCGCTAAGTTCCGCGATACGCTGGTGCGTTTCATCAACGGCGCGTGACGCCTCAGCCCACTTTCCCTTCATTCCATCAACGGCGATGGACTGACTGGCCAGCATCTTTGTTGTAGCGCCCGCGCTGTTTTCTGCTATGCCGCCGATAGCTGATGCCTGCCGCTCAGCCAGGCGCCGCATTCGTTCAGTGGACACATCGGCCTTTCGGCTAGACTCAAGCAGTTGACGCTCAACGCGCCCCATCTGCTCCTGAAACGAAACTGTATTTGCATCCAGATTGACGACGAGATCAGCAATCTGCTCAGCCATAGCGAACCCCTCCGAAAATCCCCTCTCCGATCAACATAAGATCATCGTCCGTCTGCTCTATTTCCGGCTCTGGCGGGGTCAGTAAGCTGTAGTCACTGGGATAAATAGGATCATCGCCGGTAGTGTTCAGCGCCACCAGCATGGCCTTGAGTGACGAAAATTGGGTATCAAGCAAGCCATCAGAAAAATGATTTTCCCGATAAAAATCAGCCCACTCACCCAGCTCAGATGCGCTGATCTCTGAAAGCATTCGCCTCCAGTCTGGGCGCTTGAATTCGCGCGCCAACCGCATGGCGAACTGGATTTCGGAGGCTAGGGCTTTTCCGGGGTGATTTCCGGAGCGTGCTTAGGTTCATCGCCCACGGTAGCATCCGCTGCAGGTTCAATTTCCGTTGGGATCATATCGCTCAACGTCAAAATTTTGTGGCTGCAGCCGGCGATCGCGGCGCCAGACCAGTCAACCAAAATATTCTGATGAAGATTTTCAACATCTTGTTTTTTGTCAATATTCCACATAGAGCGTGCAATCAACCAGGCGTTAATTCGCAGGCGCATCGTGGTAAATGCGATATTCTTGTCAGAATCACTGGTGTCATCAGGCATCGCATCAAACTGATCGGCCTCTTTTTTGATAAAAGCCAAATAATCAATACGTTGCAAACCTGAAAGCTCGCTGATGTCGATCTTCTGATCGGCATATTCGAAAGTGTCTTTTTTCAGCATAAATCCGTCCATAAAAACGCCCCTTTCGGGGCGTAGTTGTAAAATTAAGCGACCGTGACTTTGGCCAGCGCCACAAACAGCCCGTCATTCGTCATACCAACAATGTCAACGCTGCCCGCTTTTACCCCTTTCACTTTCGCCACGTTGCCGTTAAGCGTCACTGTGGCGGTTGCTGGCGCGGAGGAAGAAACCCGCAGCGTTGCATCCGTGGCGTTCGCAGGTAAAACACTGAAGGTCAGATCGACGGTAGCACCGACCGCGACATTGGCAGTTGCGGGCGCGACCGTCACGCCGGTTACAGGTACAGATGGAGTAACTTCATCTTCTGCGAGCAGCGGGCGGCCGCTGTTAGTCACCTTGATGGTTCGTGTGATGACTTCTTTGGCAGTCACAGTTTTGCCGAGGCTGCTTACCCAGCCCTTGAAAACGTCCACAACACCGTTTGGGTACTTGATTTTGTAGCCGCGTACCTCACCCGAATTAAACCATTCAGCCAAACCCTGCTGACCAGTTTCACCCGGTTTCCATGCTAGCGTGAGGTTTGCTTCACCGGCCGACTTCGCCCCTTGCGACGTAGAATTCCAGTCCGAATCTTCGTCATCGAGGTAGTTGTCGTCGTTCGAGTCAGCGGTAATTTCACCAGGCTGCAGTTCTTTAATTTTGGCCAGACGCGTCCAGCCATCATCGCTTAACGGGTTGTCGTAGGGTTCACCACTACCCGTGTATACCCAAAACGTTGTCCCGGCGCCTTTTACCGGCGCCAAAGGATTTGGAGTTGCCATTATCAGGCTCCTTACATGGTATAAGTCAGTTGATAGGAAAGGTCGGCGGCGCCCCAGGTGGCCACTTCATCGTCTCGCTGGTAGTCGTAGCCAACAGGGCTCATGGTTTCAACCAAGGGGGCCAGGTCAGGGATATCGTTCAGAACGGGGTAGATCTTCTCTTCTACCCACTGATCGAGCGCGGCGTCGGGTTGAGTAGCTTTGAGATACACCACGATGTGCAGCATCGCTCGCCAGCTGTCCGTATCCAGTTCATTCCCCGTGTAACGCGCGTCATCGAGGAAAACGGCGACTGCCGGCAGATCGTTCTCATCGATGAAAGCCGGGCGGCCGTCAAAATACGTCACGTCATCAGTGATCGTTGAGCGACAGCGCTCGAGCACTGCGTTGCGGATCGCTGTGTGCTTAATCATCCAATTTTCCTCACAAGATAAAGACGCAGCTGGTTTTTCAGGGCATAGCCCATTTCCTTACCCATATCGGTTTCCAGCAAGCGCCGCGTCTCTTCCTGGTAGGCTTTGGTTAGTGGTGTCACCAGCGGGATTTTGACGACTTCGATCGGATAACGTGACCGACCGACACGCCGCATGACATGCCAGCGGCCATTAGCCAACTGCTGAATAAATGCATGACGAAAGGTAAAACGCCCGATCTTCAGTACGCTTCCCTGTTTGCCAACAAAACCTACCCGGCGAGAAAGCTGTACCCTGGCCGCCCCAAGTTTGATCGCCGGCAGATTACCGCGGTTGATTGAAAGCGTCGCCCGTGGTGGATTTTGCTCAGCACTCGCTCTTCGCAACCGGGCGCGTTGCCGGATCAGCTTCTGTTGTACCCTCACATCCTCAGCCACCAGCTTGGTACTGCGGCTGATAGCTCGGCCTGCCACGCGGTTTAACGATTGGGCAGTGGCACGCGGTACCATGGATTTACTGAGGGTGTTCAGATTACGAATGGCCTGCTCGATACCTTTCATCGTCATTCCCCTATTCGATCCAGATGTGAGGCTTACCGTTAAACTGCTGATACCGCGTCACGATGTAGGATTTACCGTCGAACTCCACCGGATCATTACGCCGGGGGCGGTATCCCGCTGTAAATACCACGAGCGAGATACCATCCCCGCTAACCGCCTGCAACTCGGGTAAAAAATGCGCCTCCACGACAATATGAGGCGCCCCACTCAACATGACAGGCTTGCCAAAACGAGATTGCGTGACGCGATCCATCCGCGCGGCCATCCTGTCAAACGGGTTAGCCATTGAGTTTTACCGCAACCACAGTGACGTCTTTCGCCGCCGCCTCCCAGGCAAAGCCGGCAGCCACAGCGTCTGTCGCGGCCAACTGCACGACGCCGTCCTTGATGAATACCTTTTTGCCGGCCGGAATGACATCCGCCGCCAATTTAGGCAGTTGGAATACCCCGGAAACGAAACCATCACCGGTGCGACCGGTTGCGATGTCCGTAATCGCTACGGCGACCAGATCACCCACGACAACAGGATCGCCACTGGCAATATCCGCGGCGGCCGCGGTAATAGCGATGGTGTTACCGTTCTGCACAAAATTCTTAGCCATTTGAAACTCTCCATACGGCCCCAGAGGGGCCGAATTTCAGGTATAAAAAAAGCCCGTCAGGGCCATAATGTTTTGCTGTTCAGGCTTATTTGCCGGATGAATACGTCAGGCCACGGTGATCGATCGGAGCAACACCGGCGTCAATACGCACCTTGGTCGCAATACCATCGGTTTCAAAGCCTTCCATCTGGTCGATGTACGGCGTATCGACACCATTGAGGTAAGCAACCTCAATGGTGTCACTGCCCTTGGCTGAAGCCAGATACCAGGCCAACGGATCAGCATCATCGAGGCGCGGCTCACCAATCACAGAGGCAAAGTTTTGGATCGGGTTATTAATGCCGGCATTGATATCTGCCCCTTTCACGCTGGATGACTTGATGGTCTGGTTGGCGACCGTTTCCAGAGCGGTCGGTACCAGCAAGAATGCAGGACGAATGTTCAACGAACGGCCGGTAGTCGGTTCTTTCTGTGTCCGCATCAGCTGACGGGCTTTATCCAGGTTACCGACGTCAATGGCGCCGGTGGTCATGTTCTTATGGTCAGCACTGAAGAGCTTTTTACCGTCCGACATGACTTTGTTATCGACCAGTACGGCATAGACCAGATCGCCAATCGTCGCTTTCGCCGCTCGGCCCATCGTCATCGGTACATCCGTTAGTTGGTTGAGGTCGTCGTTGATGATGGCCTGGCGGGTAATAGAGAAAATTTCACCGTAGGTTGCCAGTGCAATTTGTTCACCGCGATCGCCTGTGGTGACGTACTTGTATTCTGCCCCCTCCCGTACCTGGCGAAGCGACGGGAAGCCCCCCAGCCCCACGCGTGTTGCAGTTTTAAAGTCGGAAAGCTGGCCTTTCTTCGTCCATTCTTCGAAAGTTTCATCAGCTTCATCCCATCCCAGCAGAAGCGACTTGTTCGCCACATCCAGCAGAATGTTGCCGAAGTCAGACGTGCTGTGCGTAAGCGCCAGACCGACCATTTGCATTGGGTTATATGCTGCGACACCGATGCCACGCTCAGTCAGGGACATTCGGGCCAGTTCGCGCAGTGTCATACCGTTATAGGCATTGCTGTTGTCA